GCACGCTCAAGAAAACCCAAATTCAATAGTAATGATAAAGACGCACCGCCGCCATTCGTGCTAGGTGACGACTTTGTACCGAACGTTGTCAAACCGTACAGTGAATACCCTAAACAGTTCGATGCCGAAGGTAATCCATTGGCTCAAGTTGAACAAACTGAAATTCAAGGACTTGGTCGCGATCCTTTGGTTGCTCAGTATATGTTGCCAGAATGGTCAAAGAACATAAGCGAAGCGATGATCAACAACGCGAACATCAAAGGGAGTCCAGGATTTGACCCGGGTTATGAACAAGCCAAGCAAGTAGAACAAATGACCGCATTGGGCCTCAGTGTCCAAGACATCGCCGCGACATTGAGAATTGAACCTAAGCTACTTGAAAAGTATTATCAGTACGAGATTGACACATCTGCCCAACGTATCAACCAAGCCGTTGCAAAGATTGCCCTCCAAAGCGCCCTCGGAGGCGATACGGATATGGTGAAGTTCTGGTTGAAAACACGCGCCGGATGGAAAGAGACAAAGGTCACCGAATTGACCGGATCCAATGGTGGTCCTGTTTTATTCTCCGAAGTCAAGCAGAACTTCCTTAGTGCAATCGAAGCCGAGATCACCGATGTTGATTATGAGGACTCGAAATGACCATCGACGAACTCGAAATGATTATCGACGAACTCATTGTTTCTGTTGATAACTATGTTCCAACAGAATCCGATATCAGAGATATTGAACCAACAAAAGAAATAACGAACGATTGGCTTAATATTGAGTACACGATATGAGTGACAAATATGTCCTAAAGTCGACTGACAAACCGTCAATCGAATACCTCAGTGCAAGAGAGAAGTTTGATACGCTTCCTGCGAGAAAACGCGCAGAGATGATTCGTGCAATGTCAGACGAAGACGCTGCCAAACTCCAATATGATTGGGAATTCCTTGGTCGACCGAAACAACTTGCTCCAGATCATAAGAAGTCAAAAGCGACATCATATTGCATGTGTCGTTATTTGAAAGCGCAAAGTCAGACAGACAAAAAATTAAAGATCGAGAGTTTTCCTAGTTGCCACCAACACGAAAAGCTTGAAGGCGAAAAAACTAACGTCATAATCACTTACGAACCTCCATCAGAAGACGGATGGAAACCAATCCAGCATCTAAAGCCAGATGTATGGATCAAGGAAGTACCGAATCCTAATGACGAAGTTTGCGAGTTCCGCAAGCAATGGGCAACGTGGATCTTATTGGCTGGAAGGGGGTTCGGAAAAGCGTCCTTAATTACTACACCTATTCCAACTGTATCCGGCTGGAAAAAACTTGGAGAAATAGTTGACGGCGACGTTATTTTCGATGAAAAAGGTGAATTGACAACTGTTATCAAAGCTCATGAATCTTATGTAACCGATGATATCTATGAAGTTACTTTTTCAGACAAATCCAAACTCACTGTTGATGGGCAACACCTTTGGACTGTTTGGGAACATTTAGATTGCAAACAATATGGTAGATACGACACCTCTGTAGACAGAGGTGTTTTTCCAAATGACTGGGCGACTTTCTCAGGTGATAAATACGATTGTTATCGAAATATTGTCGGTAGTTATGGAGCAAAAACATTTACGACTGAAGAATTGAAAACCCGGTTATCAAAGGTTCCAAGGATACCTTTGACCGCACCTTTGAACTTACCCAATATCGAATTACCTATAGATCCGTGGGTTCTAGGTTATTGGTTAGGTAATGGTGATTCAAAATCTGGAGGAGTTCACACTGGTTCTCACAACGGCGTTACCGATTTTGAATTCGTTAAATCTAAATTCTTAGAAGCAAGCTACGAAGTGACGAAAGAACGATCTGATTCTAAAAGAGATGACGTCAGAACTTTCTGTGGTCACATATTCAGCAACGATCTAAATGTTCTTTTGAAAGAAAACAATCTTTTAGGTGATAAACACGTTCCTTCTGTTTATTTGCGAGCCTCTATATATCAAAGATTGTCGTTGTTAAAAGGTTTGATGGATTCAGACGGATATCCTGGTAATGACAATAATTTCGTAGGGTTCAGTTCAACAATAAAAGCTCTTTCAGACGCCGTTTTTGAACTTGCTGTTTCTTTAGGTGAAAAACCACTTAGAAACGAAGGTTATGGTGTTCTTTATGGCATTGAAAAGAAATATAATTGGGGTGTTTCTTATCGCCCAAACATTATTCCGTTCGATTTACCTAGAAAGCGAAATCGTATCACTCTTCCTGAAACAGGTCACCAAGGTCTTCGCCATAAACATCGTATAATAAAGAAGATAGAAAGAACTGCAAAAGGTGAAGTGAGGTGTCTTACTGTAGATTCACCTAGTCACCTGTACTTGTTGGGTGAATCAATGATTCCGACACATAACACTCGTGTCGGCGCAGAATGGATCCGTGAAATGGTTGAAACGGGTCAATCTAGACGTGCAGCGGTTATTAGTCCTACAGCTTCAGACGCTCGTGATGTAGCTGTTGAAGGTCAGTCTGGACTTGTTAGCGTATGTCCTCCATGGAACAGGCCTCTTTATGAATCAACCAAACGTCGCGTAACATGGAGTAATGGGGCGCAGGCGAGTTTGTTTTCTGCTGAAGAACCTGAGCGGTTACGCGGGCCACAATTTGATGCAGCATGGATAGATGAAATTGCAGGATTTGACGTCAATACGCAGCAAATGGCTTTCGATATGCTTCAATTCTGTTTGCGTTTAGGTAATAACCCGCGATGCGTCGTAACGACGACGCCGAAACCCACTCCATTGATCCAGCAGTTGGTCAAATTGGCACGGCATCCGATCAATAAGATCATCATTACGACAGGTTCTACTTACGAGAATAAGACCAATCTCGCTGCACCATTCATGCGGCAGATTACACAATATGAAGGAACAAACCTTGGTCGTCAAGAGATCTACGCAGAATTGATTGATATTGAGGAATCTGGTATATTGAAACGCTCTTGGTTCAAACAATGGCCTGCGAAGAAAGCGATGCCGGTCATTGAATTCGTCATTCAGTCATACGACACAGCGTTTACTGAAAGCACTGAAAATGACCCGACTGGGTGCGTGACATTTGGCGTATTCCGCCCATCTCCCGATGAACCTCATTGTGTTATGATTCTCGATTGTTGGACTGATCGTTTGAAATACCCAGAACTCCGTAACAAAGCTATTGAAGAATACAAATGCACTTATGGAGATCAAGAGGCGCCTGTTGATATGTTATTGATTGAGGACAAGGGTTCTGGTATTCCTTTGATACAAGACTTACAACGGGCAGGCTTACCTATACGCAAATATAATCCAGGGCGACCAGATAAAACAATGCGCCTCCATGCTGTATCTCACCTTGTTTACAACGGGCGCGTTTATATTCCCGAAAGCAAACAAGTTCCAGGAGAATTTGTCACATGGGCTGAAGATTATTTACGAGAGGTTTGTGCGTTCCCTAACAGTCCTCATGACGAATTCGTTGACGTAACAAGTCAGGCTTTAGCAGTCTTCCGTGACCAGGAATGGCTTAGTATAGACCCTGTAGTTAAACGAGATGAAGAAGATACTGATTCGTGGGAAAACAATGTTTACCGTAATCCTTATGACTCGTAAAAATAGTAACGCACGCCTAAAAATTGAGCTATACTATACCCAAACATTTGTTTGGGCACGGTTATGAATGATTTTGAAAAGGCGTTACGAAAAGTTCAACAACGTCAAATGACGCATGAAGATCGCACACCTACGGATAAGCGGGTGCGCGATGCTATTAAAGATATGGGTGATTTGGCTTATGATGTGACTTCTTTACCATTTCAAATGCTGACGTATAGTCCTGAAGCAGATGCTATGTATTTTGGCCCAAAAGGAGTAAGTCGCCTTGAAAAATTAGGTAAGAACCTAAAAGTATTCCAATCACAACTATTTGGACCACGTTCAGAAATAAATATACCAGATGATTTACTCTATTTGAAGAATGTTAGTCCTTTAAAGAATATAAATAAAGCGATGGCTGAAAGCGGTGAATCTGTATTGAGACTTGATCAAATAATTTCTCCAAAAGAATTTCCAGAACTGGCTTCGGCTTATCCAGAATTATTTAGAACCACTGTTAAGATATCAGATTGGCTACCAAATAATGCTGCTGCGACTTATAAACCTAATAAGAACTTCGATTTACCATTTGATATGCAGCATTACGAAGATGTTTCGAGACGTATCAATAAAAGGAATATGGTCAATTTCAAAAAGAACAACCCTAATTCTTTTGATTTCCCAGAATACGTAGATACTTTTGATTTGTATGAACGTGCTCTGCCTAAAAGATTAGAACGTAATCCGGGTAGTATGGAATTAGCTATCGGTAATACTTACGATGGAGACATATTGAAAGGATTACTACATGAATTAGGCCACGGTATCCAGCACATTGAAGGTTATGGCGGAGCAGATATGGTTGCGGCCTACACCAAGATAGACGATGATTTAAGAGAGCTAGTTAAACATAGATTCAATAACAAGAAAGATTTAGACGATTATGTTTATGATAGAAATCCATTTGAAATAGACACTATAGAAGCAACAGCTCGTGATTTAGATCCAAGTCTTCGTTTAACCCCTCGTAAAACAGAATTAACTTATTAAGGAGTTTGTCATGCCGTTGAAATCTGGAAAATCTAAGAAAGTAATTTCAGAAAATATCAAAACTGAAGTCAAAGCAGGTAAACCGAAAGAGCAAGCTGTCGCCATTGCTTTTTCAAAAGCAAAGATGCCAAAGAAATCAAAAGGTTGTTAAAATGACGCTAAACGAACAATATGAATCGCTAGATGAAGAAGAATCCAATGAAGAATATGTTCAAGACATTTCAGAACTTGAAGATTTGAGTGAAGAACCTATTGAGCAAGCTGACGGTTCTGCAATAATTCCCATGTTGGAAGAATTACTTCCACCTGAATTTGATGACAATCTTGCTGAGCAGTTGAAAGACAAGTTTCTTGATAATTTGGCGCAAGAATTACTTGATAAGATTGAAAACGATCAAAAAGCGCGTAAACGGCGTGATGAACTCTATGAAGAAGGTATCCGTCGTACAGGTTTAGGTGACGATGCTCCTGGTGGTGCTCAATTTGCAGGTGCGAGTCGTGTTGTTCATCCTGTTATGGCTGAATCTTGTATTGATTTTGCAGCAAGGGCGATTAAAGAATTGTTCCCTGCTACAGGTCCTGTCAAAATGGAGACAGAAGGTCTGAATCCGCCAGAACTTGAGATGCAAATCAAGAAATTGGCCCAATGTTTGAACAATCAGTTCGTTCATGAGATCTCTGAATATCGTTCTGTTCAAGAACAAGTATTGACACAACTACCTTTAGGCGGTAGTCAATACGTTAAATTCTCTGTTAATGATATTGAAGAGAAAATTGACGTAGAATTTGTTCCAATTGACGATATTTTCATCCCGTTTGACGCACCTAGTTTCTATTCTGCACAACGGGTCACTCATCGTCAATATGTGTCGCAAGATACTTATGACCAACGGGTTGAAACGGGTGCTTATCGTGATTTACAACTGATCGCTTTGACCCTTGATCCAGAGCGCAGTGCCAGCGCACTTGCAAATGACCGTATCGAAGGTAAAGAGTCTTCTGGAACCAACGACGACGGTACTCGTACATTATATGAAGTTTACACCCGCATTGCGATTGAAGAAGATGAATTTAGCGGCGGAAAACGTTCTCCTTATATCATCACTATTGATGAGTTTGAGAACAAGATTTTGTCAATTCGCCGCAATTGGGAAGAACAAGATCCTATTCGTAAGGCATTAAATTGGATCGTTGAAGATACTTTCATCCCTTGGCGCGGTGCTCAAGGTATTGGCTTACCCCATTTAATAGGGGGCTTGGCAGGAGCCGCTACAGGGAGTCTCCGTGCCCTTCTTGATAGCGCACACATTAACAACGCACCTACATTATTGAAATTAAAAGGTTCAAGAATCAACGGTACGAGTCAATCTGTTGCAGTGACACAGATTGCAGATATTGAAGGTCCTGTTGGTATTGATGACATTCGCAAATATATCATGCCGATGCCGTTCAATGCGCCTTCCCCAGTTCTAATGCAATTACTTGGTTGGTTGACTGATGCTTCCAAAGGTGTTGTCAGTACTGCCAGTGAAAAGATTGCAGAAGCGACTTCAAACACACCTGTTGGAACTGTTCAGGCGTTGATTGAACAAGGTGCTGTAATTTTCTCAAGTATTCATGCCCGTTTACATTTCAGTCAAGCTAAGAAATTTGAAATCGTTTTACGCCTACTGAAGAACTATTTCCCTGAGAAATTACAAGCCTACGGCTTAGATCCACAAATCGTTTCAATGCGCGGGATTCATCCTGTAAGTGATCCTCGCGTGTTTAGTGAAGCGCAACGATTCGCTCAGGCGCAAGGCGTTCTTCAACTAGCTGAAAAAGCACAGCAAGATCCTCGCATCAAGTATGATATGTATGAACTTCACCGTTCAATACTTTCATTGATGAAGGTTGAGAATATTGAGAAGATCTTACCACCGCCTGCTAAACAAGAACCACTTGACCCCGCTGGCGAATTGCAGTCAATTATCGTTGGTAA